ACCGGTACCTGCAGTACGATCCAAGTGATCGCATGGTATAAATGACATATTTATATCATGAAATTGCTTGAGGAGTACAGACTTCGAAAGTGCATCAAGACGATTGGTATTACAACCAATCATCGAGAAACACTTAAGAAGTGCAGAGTCACCCGAAATCGGGTCACTCTCTGACCGAGGATGGATGGTCCACAAGAGCTGTTCTTGCACTTGCAGATCAGAATTCCACCTCGTCGGCGGGACACATGAGCTGTAATGTGTCCAACCAACTCCAGGAGAGGTATCATCTACTTGAGGCAAAGCCCCAAGTATAGATTCCACGGCATCCTTAATAGCCGTAGACGTTCTCAGGAAACCAGCATCGAAGAGCTGGTTAGCCAAAGAAACAGATGATATCAATCCAGACGCGTCTGCTCGACATGTTGGAAGATCACGACGTATGTAACAAGGTGTTACATCAGTTCCGTCGTAATAATCCAAGCCACAACTCTCTCTGAACTTACCTGTCCAGAAAGATTTGTGCCAGTTGACTTTGAGCTTTAAAGACTCTAAGTCAGCACATATCGTGGACGCCTCGTTTGCGGGGACAATTAAATCGTCTCCGTAAACGTACACGCCCGTCCTAAACTTTCGGACGGAACGTGGTCCAACCATCACGTTAGCTCTTGTTATTCTACTGGCGATAATGGCACAAAAGAAAACCATTGCCTCAGTAGGAAAACAAAGAGCTGAACCCATAGAAGCAAACTTCTTAAGGACTATCTTACGTCCTGAAGGAAGAATTGCTCGACGGCTACGACAAGCATTCACAAGATCCCTTAAGTAAGGATCTATAGAATATATGTCATTAGCCATCGCCATGGAGACTCGATCACTAGCTTCAGACATGTCAAGAGTAGCAAAAAGGCCACTCTCTGACGAAATCTTAGCTAGTACCTGGTTTATACTCTGATCACGAAAGTTGACGTGACCAGAAGTATATGCTCCTCGTTCGATACGAGGAACCAGCCATTGCATTACAGCTTGTTGTGCATATTGCATGCAAACAGGCTCAATAGCAATAACTCGAGGAGACTTCATGGTCTTAGGTACGAAGACAACCCTCACGGGATCTTCGAAACCAGGTTCACGGAAGTCAGGCATGGAAAAGTCGTCTTGGAACAAGTTCAGAACAGAACCCATTCCAAATTCAGAAAACGGAAAAACCGTTTCTAAACGACTAGTCCACGTCTTACAGACAAACTTACGGTTTCCCGTAATTTTCTCTGCAGTAGTGCCTGGTCCATGACGCGGAACAAGTTCCTCGTACATAGACCCAGAACATATGTCAGACATAACAATTTGACATACGCGCTGAAAAGCACTATACAATAATCCGGAAGGATTATTGCAGACTTCCGATTCACACTTCAGATAAGCAGACTCAGCATCTACGAGCCGTGTATCTAAACACGGTCGCAGAATTTTCTTAGCAAAAAGACAAAATTGTCTTATGCAAAGAATACAATCTGGGTCTGGGTTCTGAAGAACGCAACCGGTTGAGTCGAATACCTGAGACATGAAACCCTTCAAAAACGAAGGGAGACATCCGCTCTTACGGTCCTTTTTAAGAAGACCATAGAAATCGGAAGGGCTCAGCCTGCCACTATCGAGTGCTTTTTCAAACACTCGACAGATAGCAGGAAGGGTGATAGTAATAAAACTATCACCTTCGTACTCAACACGTCGAGATATATATTGATAATCTCGACGGTAGGGGGCGTCACACCTACTACCCATGTCAATGAGTAGTTGCTTAAGAAGAGGTACAAGGCTTTTCATGTCACCAACTCCAAAGTTGGGAGACATCCAGGAATGTTTTACAGACCTGCAGCCAAAGTATCACTTACTTAAGGGCTAGTATGTCGCAAAAGCATATATGATACTGCCAACACTAGGCGAGGGTATCCAACGAATGGAATAAATTCCAAACGCGGATATACCAAGACTAATTGTGATGACAATAAGAGTATATGCTACGTCATACATTAACGACGACGTAGAAAAATCGCATTGAGAATCGGGAGAATTATTATCCTGATGATCTTTGTGATGTTCATACATACGTACCTCCTTTAATACGGAGGCACGAATCTAAGGTTGTGCTTCCGTAAATTACAGGAAACCCAACATTAGGTCTCACCGTTAACAAGCTTGAGGATATTGGCAGATGAAAGCCATGCAGTGAGGGCATTGCCCAAATTCTGCACGTCGGTATTCACCAAGCCAAAATCCGGAAAGTCAAATGTAACCGTTGCCGTCATCCCTGCTATAATATTATCGGCAGGAACAAGCGGATCTGTTGCATAACTTTCTCGGTTAAGCCGAGCGACGACACGATTCCGCCCACCCTTCTTAAAAGTATGCAGGACGTTAAGTGTATACTTAACGCCTGAATCATTAAGAAAGTAGGTAGATTGGTCGTCACCTCGGCTAATAGCCGCTAAGCTTTTAGCCACTGCATTATAAGTGACTGATTGCGGGTCTGCTAACATTGTAGATTCTCCTTAAGTTACTTAACTAGTCCTCGAGACAATCCCAAGGCAGCTAGGATTCCAATTTGGTAGTTAGTTAAACTACTAAATTGTATACCCAAGCCAAAGGGATTCAACGAGCCTGCACGAACCTTACTTTCTACATATTCTGTAGTAGTAAGGGTCGTTCGTCCTCCTGGAGCATGAGTGGGGTTTACCCCACCGGACTCACGGGTAGGCCATTCGCAGTAAGCACTGCGTTGGACTTCCGTGCGTACGTTTTTCATGATATAGGAGTACTTGCAGGTTAGGTTGTCGACTGCGTTAGAACTAGCGTTGGAAAATACATCTCCAGCGTTAGTAAACCAATCGACCAGCCAGGACCACGGTAAGAGCTCCCAGAGTAGACTTGGAGTGGGATTTATCCCAAACAAGGCTCTACGAGCTCGTGCAGTCCATTCCGAAGATCCGAGATCAGGGATGTAATATTGGTATTTACCAACATACCATCGATGAGTTCGGACTGTCGTGGTGGTTGTTAGAGTAGACGTACATCCACCAAAGAACGTTACCCCACCGGTACAAAAACCGAATGGAGACGTATTAGTGGATTTAGTCTGACTAACACTTGAATCGTTCTCTAGCGTACAGCGACGGCGGATGCCCCGACCATTATCTCTAATGATCTGAGCAATCTGAGTGTCCATGTTCTTTTGCAGATGATACATCTGTTGAAGATCACGGACAAACGGAGCCCACCCAAAAGTTATATTCAAATATTCGTTCCCTAAGGAACGAAAAAAGAATAAACGATTGTGAAGTCGCCTGATAAGAGTGCCTAAGCCGGCAATCGTACCAGCGGAAGCCAAGAGGGGTATGCGGGGAATTTGATGCAATTCAGCACCAAATTGACCTGCAGCCGCTAAAGGATTCCCAGGACGCGTTCTCGCAAAGCCAGTCGCATAATCAGCTTGTAAGCTGGGCATGTAAGTGGCAAAGAGAGGAACAGATGGAGAGGTCGGTGCAAGACTAGGTAGGCTCGGAGAGCCTATATAGCCTCGCTGGATAGTACCAAGTACTTTCCAATCTACATAGTAGAACTGACCGGAAGTGCCCTTTTTATAAACATAAAAAGGACCTCCACCACTCCAAGAACCATCAGGTTTTAAATGATGATTCTCAGAGTATTCAAGACCATCATATGAATGTGTATAAACGGTAAAGGGTGCACCAGTGGGCCCCACAATATGTGGAGTCCGCTGGAAAACAACCTTTCTTCCGTTTGGTGACACAAGCATAGAATAGCTCCTTTGACTAGGGTAGTGAGTGATCTGATCACTTAATCAGATCGGCTGTTACGCCAGGGAGGGCACCATGCCCT